ACCTCCCTTTTTATTCAATATACAACAAAAAGTAGAAATGAGCAACACAAAAAGTAAAAAAGTTTACAAAAAGTATTGACATCTACTTTAAGTAGAGCTATAATAAAATTGTCCCAAGGGGATAGAAAAATAGGAGGTACATAGCAATGAGCAAGAAGAGAAAAAAAGAAAGCAAGCGCGATATAAGCGGTATCGCACTTGCCACAACAATCCTCAATCTTATAATTGCAGTAATTAAGCTACTCAGCGAGTTACTTGATTAGAGATTGAGACGGGGAGGGAAACCTCCCCTTAATGAAAAGAATACTCGGAATGTAGCTCATTGTCAAGATAGAATAAAGAGGAAAGGCGGTGCTTGCGATGAATATAGTGTTGGACGTTGTGCAGATTGTATTAAATCTGGCAACATTGCTGGTACTTTTGAAAATGCGAAAAGGGTAGAGATATCTTAAAACAAGCTGATCTATCGGCTATACGGGAAGAAAGGAAAAGAAGTGAGTGAAATGCAAATAAGTTTAGCCGCTGCTCGTGTTAATGCCAATTTATCACAAGAAGAGGTTGCCAAGAAATTAGGGAAAAGTAAACAAACAATAATCAACTGGGAAAAGGGACGTACCGCACCCGGAATCATTGAAATAGAAGCATTGGAAAAAATATACAATATTCCGTGGAGTAATATTTTTTTGCCTTCATATTCTACTAATAGTAGACTAATTGAGAAACTGAAGAAAAAATAATGTATTTATCGTGTTTTTTCTGTGAAATATCGTTTTACTACTTATGTAGAACGATAACAGGAGGCAGCGGAGCAAAGGGAAGGAGGCGAGAATAGGAAGATGGAAGAGCAACAGGAAGAATATGATTCATTGTGTAAAAAAATGGATTTGTTGAACAGAGAGATAGATAGAAAAAGCAGATATATATTTACTCTCGAAAAAATTGAAACATTGGATACAGCGGCTATCGAGATATGTGAGCTTATACAGGAAAAAGTAAGTAATTTGGACATTTATGGAGGCACAAAAATAGATATTGATGTAATCAATGCATTATCAAACGCAATAAGTGCAATAGGGAATTATCGAAGTCAGTTATTTTCGTTAGAAAAACCCGCCAGAGAAAACCACTGACGGGAGAATAAGAGCTATGGCAAATTCTGCTTTACCAGAGCAGAGAGCACTTGACCGGCAATAGAGGAAATAACATTCAATGCAAAGCTTCCAACTTTGTTACATATTTTTTTAGTTTCTTTCCACACTTTGGCATCACGAATTGTTTCCAAAAATTGATGTCCATTGTAAGTAATGTCGGTTATTTCATAAATGATTGCTGTGTCATCGGCATGAAGAATAATTGCTTCGATATAGTCGGCTTCTTTAAGCTTGAGTACAGAATAACTGATATCGTCGGTACTGTAATCAGAAAGCGCAGATACCAGCGTTTGGAAAGGTAATGATTCTCCATATGGAACTTTTTCGACTTCTAATAGAATTGCGCGTATGCAATCAACATTTAGTTTCATAAAATGCTCCTTTCGTAAGTACTTGGTTCTGGCAGGAACCTGTAAGGAGAGTATAGGAGTTGGGAGAGAAATAGTCAAGCAGACGGGAGGCAACAGAAGAGACGTCTATTAAAAAAAATTTTCGGAGACAAACTATAAACAGGAGGATATGAGAAAGATGATGAAGAGTGAATTTGAAGATCTGATACATGGGTCCGTAACGGATGAGGAGTACGAGCTGATCGAGACCGTATACATGTGGCATCCGGCAATTCGGAATACATCCGGTAAGGAAGAAGTAGCAGAGTTGTATAAGAGCTTTGGACTCATAATCTTCAAAGATATGTTCCGGAGAGCAATGAAGCTAAAGGAGATAGATGAGGAGATTCGGTCGCTTAATCGGGCGAAAGACAGCTTGGTTGCGGAACGGGAACGATTGAAGAAGGGAGCGTGAGGAGTATGGAGATAACATCAGTTAAGTACATAAGTGCATCACCTTATATGTCAAAAGCGCAGATACAGAAGTCGATGAATGTATCTGCACGGACAGTATCGAACCGGCTTGCAGAGATTGACGAGTATGTGCAGAAGGGACGCTATGGGAACTATACGATACTTGATGGATGCGGAGTGACGTATGTCAACTATTTGGCGTTTGTAGATTTCCTTCGATATCGCAAGGATCTAAAAGCAGGACGCAAGGTGCCACAGTTCAATCCGACGGCAGTAGCGCGGCAGATCGGCTGGGGTAACCTGCAGGCGGAATATCAGTAAAGAGAGGACGAGAGAATGAGCAACGATATGATAATGGCTACATATAAATTGGCGACGATTGCGATGGTCGAGGGTGCAGTGCTGCTGTGGATGGGGCTGATATACGGCTTTTGGATCATGATAGCCGGAACGATCTGGCAGCAGCTGATCGCACTTGCGAATGAAACGGAGGAAGAAGATGAGACTGAAAGACGAGAAACTGAAGCGCCCGGCAAAGCCGACGCGAAAGCAAAAGGAAATCATGACAAAAAACGGATTGCGCTGGGAAAACTGGAACGTCGAGGCAGACTGCGCAGATCACATCATCGTGAAGAGCAAGACGTCAGACCGAAGAAGGGTGGCGTACAAGTGACCAAGATGGATGAAATCATGCATAAGGCGTATATGAGCGCAAAGAGTTTCACAGGATTGGAGCCACCGGCAGGATGCCTGTACATAGGCAGCAGGATCGCGAATGGCGACCGGCATCGGTATTGGGTAGCAGAGGATGGCACCTACTATCAGGAGTCGACCGGAGAAGCTGCATTGAAAAGAAAAAGAGCCGGCTGAAAACCGGCTCAGGTGTAATACCTCGAATCTGACAATTTGAGTGTATCACACCAAGCTTATATCGTCAAGAAAAGCGGGATAAAAGCTCGCTTTGAGACAGTATTAGCATATTAAAGTTAGAGACAAGGATACACTTTAGATGGCATACAGAAAACATACATACTATTTCCAAAATTCCATAGAGCATGCATATAAGTTCGCCGGACGTATAGGAGCAAAAGGCGAGCACCGGGCGAAGCGGAAGAAACCGACACCGGAGACGGTGAAGCGGCAGAATCAGATCAACAAGGAGAATAAGTATCGACACTTGCTGAAAGCGAACTTCCTACCTGGTGACTGCTGGGTTACATTGAAGTACCCGGCAGGTACGCGAAAAAGCATGGATGCGGTCAAGCAGGATTTGGCACTGTTCGACAAGCGCATGCGGAGAGATTATGCAGCACACGGCGAGAAGTGGAAGTGGATCCGGCGCGTAGAGATTGGCAAGCGCGGTGGTATCCACATCCACCTGATCTGCAACCGCATATGGAATACCGAGCTGCTGATAGCGAAAAACTGGCCGGGATTGTCACATCATAGTGAACCGGTCCGCGATGAGGAAGGATTCGGACAGCTTGCATCGTATCTGTGCAAACCGCTTCCGGAAGAGCTTGAACAGGAAAGCATATTTGATCCGGAAGAGATCAAGCGTGCATCCAGTCTTTCATCAAGCAGGAACTTAGTACGTCCGGAACCGGAGAAGAAAGCATATGTCCGGCGGACAATGAAGAAGATCATCACGGATGGACCGGTAGCCCGTCCGGGGTATTACATAGATAAAAAATCAATTCGAATTGGCATAAATCAGGTAACAGGGTACAGCTATGTCTATTACACGGAAGTAAAGATACAGCAGACCAAGAGAGTGATACGAGCGCCGGGCGACGATTGGCCGAAGTTGCACCGGTGCAACGAAAGGAAGAGACGAAAATGCAGGAAGTGAGGATATATATTGAGACTTCGACGATTGCACCGCGTGCCACAAAGGCAGATGGTATGTACGTGATGGAAGCATACGAAGATGGACGGCAGATGCTATACAAGGGCGAGCCTGTGATTGTGTACGATGTGATGCATTTTGAACATTGCAATACAAACATTATCACGTTGACGTTGCTCATTGCAGCGCTGGAGCGTATGCAAAAAGGATGTACCGTGCATATCTATACACGCACAGAACATGTCTTCTGGACACTCAAAAATGACTGGCTGACCGGTTGGAAGAAAACCGGTTGGAAGTCTGCGAGAGGTGTTGCAATCAAGAATGCGGAGATGTGGGAAAAAGTCGAGTATTTACTCAATAAAAATGATAGTTGGACCGTATCCGAGGACACGCGGGAGTGGAAAGCTTGGATGCAGGAGAAGATGAAGAAAAAGGAAGCATGTTAAGAAGGTGAAAAAATTGCAAAATATAGAAATGCGTAATCAGAAGATTATAGAAAATATCAAACTGGTGTATTTCCATCTGAACAAATATCGAGGATTTCCCAATTATGAGGACATTGTCCAGGTGGGTATGCTGGCATTAGTGGAAGCTATCGACAGAAGCAAGGATTTGGAACATCTGAATCGTAATTACATAGGGCTGTATATACGTGGATATGTGGAGCGATTTGTCAATTATGAAGATGTACCGCTTCGAACGCAATTCAATAGACCAGACGTAGAGAAACCACAGTATGTGGCAGCGGATAAGGCAGTTAATGAAGCTGGAGAGTCTTATGCAGATGTATTTCTTGCAGATACTCATGATTATATTGGTGATCTGGTTACTATGATAGATTTCGGACATATGGTTGATCAGTTGTCTCCGAGAACACAGAAGCCAATGCGGTGCATGCTGCAGGGATATGGCATGACCGATACAGCAAAAATGTGCGGTATATCGTTTGAACGAGTGAGACAGATCAAGAAGCTGTGTAATAGAGAACTGGTTGCAAGTGAGGTGTGACATGACATATAGAGAATTTTTAGAAAGCAAAATCGACCTTGCAACAGACAGCGGATTTGCGGTTGATCGTTCAAAGATCAATCCGGCATTGAAACCACATCAGTCAGATGCCGTTGCATGGGCACTTAAAGGCGGACGCCGGGCATTGTTTGAAGCGTTCGGACTTGGAAAAACGGTACAGGAGATAGAGTTCTGTCACTTGGCAGCAGAACATACCGGCGGCAGAGCTTTGATTGTATTGCCGCTTGGAGTGAAGCAAGAGTTCACCAGAGATGCGGTGGAGCTACTCGGATATGAGAAGCCAGAGTACTGCCGGACAATGGAAGAGGTCAAGGCGTGTGACAGTCAGATTGTGCTGACAAACTATGAGCGAGTGAGAGATGGCGATATAGATCCATCGTACTTCGTAGCAACGTCACTGGATGAGGCAAGTGTTCTCCGTAGTTTTGGAAGCAAGACATATCAGACGTTCTTAGATAAATTCAAGAACGTTCCGTATAAGCTCGTAGCAACGGCTACACCATCGCCGAATAAGTACAAGGAGCTTATACACTATGCTGGATATCTGGAAGTCATGGACACAGGACAGGCGCTGACAAGATTCTTCCAGCGGGATAGTACAAAGGCAAACAACCTGACGCTGTATCCGAACATGGAAGATGAGTTTTGGTTGTGGGTGTCAAGCTGGGCGCTGTTCGTTACAAAGCCGTCAGATCTCAATCCGGATTATTCCGATGCAGGATATGATTTGCCGCCGCTTGAAGTTAGATGGCATGAGATACCGATTCATTATGGAGATTCTGTTGACAGGGATGGGCAGATGCAGCTTTTTCAGGAAGCAGCGGAAGGATTGAAGGAAGCGGCAACAGTCAAGAGGGATAGCATAGACATCCGGGTGCAGAAGATGAAAGAGATCGTGGATGCTTCGCCGGATGATCATTTCCTGTTATGGCATGATCTCGAGAGCGAACGGCATGCTATAAAAAAAGCATTGCCGGAGACGGTCGATATCTATGGTTCTATGGATTATGAGACAAGAGAACAGCGTGTAATTGATTTCTCGAATGGAAAGACACGTCTGTTTGCAACAAAGAAATCGCTGTCCGGTTCTGGGTGTAATTTCCAGAAGTATTGCCACCAGGAAATATTCCTTGGTATTGATTATGAATTTAATGACTTCATACAGGCAATCCATCGGTGCTACAGATTCCTGCAAAGTCAGCCGGTAGTAATCGACATTATCTACATGGAGAACGAGCGGCAGATCAAGGAAGCGTTGATTGAAAAGTGGAAGAATCACAATTACATGGTCCAGCGGATGGTTGAGATCGTGAAGAAATATGGACTGAATTCAGCGAATAAAGCTGAACGATTGGAAAGGAAGATGGGAGTGGAAGGAACAAGAGAAGAACGAACCGTGCGAGGAAATCACTATGAAGCGGTATACGGCGACTGCGTGGAAGAAACACGTGTCATGGAAAGCAACAGCGTTGATTTGATACATACGTCGATACCGTTCGGCAATCACTACGAGTACAGTGCAAATTATAACGACTTCGGACATAATCAGGATACAGAGCGGTTCTTTGAACAGATGGACTATCTGACACCGGAGCTCCTGAGGGTATTGAAGCCTGGCAGAGTGGCAGCAGTACATGTAAAGGACAGAGTGCTTTTTGGAAATGCGACAGGTACCGGTATGCCGACAATCGAGCCGTTTCATGCGGATTGTATCGAGCATTACATGAAGCATGGTTTTATGTATTTCGGCATGATCACCGTTGTGACGGATGTTGTACGGGAGAATAATCAGACATACCGCCTTGGCTGGTCTGAACAGTGCAAGGATGGCACCAAGATGGGTGTAGGATGCCCGGAATATATCTTATTGTTCCGAAAGCTCCCAACGGATCATAGCAAAGCATATGCAGATGATCCAGTATCAAAGAGCAAGGAAGAATACACAAGGGCACAATGGCAGATAGATGCACATGGATATTGGAGATCGTCGGGCAATCGTCTGATCAGTAAGGATGAGCTGAAAGAGATATCGGTGGATAATCTGCAGAAAGCATACAGGAAATACAGCAGAGAGAGCGTGTACAACTATGAAGAGCATGTGAAGCTTGCAAAAGAGCTTGATAAGGACGGCAGACTGCCGGCAACATTCATGGTGGTTGCTCCGGGATCATGGAACCAGATTGAGGTGTGGGATGATATCAACCGGATGCGGACGCTTAACACGACACAGAGCCGCAGACGTGCTAAGATGCATGTATGTCCGCTTCAACTTGATATCGTGGAGCGAATCATCAACAGATACAGCAATCCGGGAGATGTCGTATATGATCCGTTCGGCGGACTTATGACGGTACCGATGACGGCGGTTAAGATGCACCGCTTCGGGAAAGGCTGCGAATTGAATCCTGATTATTTCCGAGATGGAGTTGGATATCTTCAGGCAGCAGAAAACGAGATGGACGAGCTGACACTGTTCGATTTTATGCCGGGGGTGATGGAGTGATACACGGAGAGCTTATTGTAGATAATTTCGCTGGCGGTGGCGGAGCGTCAACAGGCATCGAAATGGCGACTGGGTATAGCGTAGATATCGCAATCAACCACGATCCAGAAGCGATTAAGATGCACAAAGCCAACCATCCACGAACTAAACATTATTGCGAGAATGTGTGGGCGGTAGACCCGATCGCAGCATGTAAAGGAAATCCGGTAGGACTTGCCTGGTTTTCACCGGACTGTAAGCATTTCAGTAAGGCAAAAGGTGGAAAACCTAAAGACAAGAATATTCGTGGACTTGCGTGGGTTGCCTGCCGGTGGGCGGGGCTTGTAAGACCGAGAGTGATCATGCTTGAGAACGTAGAAGAGTTCAGAACATGGGGACCATTAAATCGACGCCATCACCCAGTTAAGAACAAGCAGGGCAAGACCTTCAAACAATTTGTAAGACAGCTTGAAGAGTTAGGGTATGAAGTGCAATTTAAGGAGCTTGTGGCAGCGGACTATGGAGCTCCAACAATGCGAAAGAGATTCTTTATGATTGCAAGATGCGACGGAAAGCCTATTGTCTGGCCGGAACCCACACATGCATCGGCGGACAGTGAGGAAGTCAAGGCAGGGTTGCTTAAACCTTATGTTGGAGCATACACGCAACTTGATTTTAGCCTGCCTTGTCCGAGCATTTTTGACACTTCTGAAGAGATTAAAGAAAAATATGGTATCCGGGCGGTACGACCGCTGGCTCCGAAGACGATGGAACGGATTGCAAGAGGACTGAAAAAATTCGTTTTGGATAATCCAGAGCCGTTTATCATTCAGTGCAACCACAGCGGAGATCGTAGACCAAACGATATCCGGGAGCCGATGCCAACTATAACAGGAAAGAATGGATATGGAGTTGTGGAACCGTATATTGTACAGATAGGGCAGACTGGATTTACTGCGGATCGTAGTAAGGACGTGAGGGAACCACTAACAACAATCGTGAGTAAAAACGAACATTGTCTTATTAGCCCTACGTTGATTCAGTACCATTCTGAGACAGCACATGGAGAAGTGCGAGGACAGACGATAGAAGACCCGATTATGACAGTGGATAGTTCAAACCGATACGGACTGGTCACATCGTTTCTCAGTAAGTTCTATAAGACAGGCATCGGACAGGACGAAAGAGAACCGTTACATACAGTGACAACGTCTGCGGGGCATTTTGGAGAAGTCCGGGCATTTCTGATTAAATACTATGGTGATGCTACCGGACAGGACATTGAACAACCATTAGACACGGTTACAACGAAGGATAGATTTGGCCTTGTAACGATTGAGGGTGTTGATTATCAGATTGTGGATATCGGACTTCGAATGTTGGAACCACGAGAGTTATATGGATGTCAGGGATTTCCAGAAGATTACATTATTGATCATGATTATACTGGCAAGACATATCCGAGAACGGAGCAGGTAAGAAGATGCGGCAATGCAGTGTGTCCACCGATACCGGCTGCACTTGTGAGAGCAAATCTTCCGGAAATGTGTGTTGCAAGAAGAACAGCCAATATGAGAGTTGCAGAGGAAGCAAATGGACAGTTGATGATGTTTGCGTAGGAGGTAGATATGGAACAAGAACAATTTGACTTCTTGGAAGATATTGAGATAGACAAGCCGGATGTGGAATTCCAGAAGTGGAAAGAACAGAAGCGTGAAGCAAAAAGCCGGATGATTGCCATGCAATATCAGCCATATGAAGTAAAAAAGAAGAGGTCAGAACTCCGTGCAATAGAATTTCTTCAGGAGATGGATAAACGTGGAAAAACAGCACATGTGAGTGTCGGTGGACTTGATAGTATTACATTGCATGTATTCTTGAAATCTATCGGAATTGATGTACCGGCAATATCAGTATCGAGTTTGGAAGATGCAAGTATTCAGAGAGTGCATAAAGCACTTGGTGTGACAATTCTGCATTCATATAAGACAAAGACACAGGTTTTGAATGAAGTTGGATTTCCGGTAATCAGTAAGCGTATAGCAGGTAAGATTGCATTGTTACAGAATCCGACGGAAAAGAATAAAACGGTCAGACATGCAATTATTACGGGTGAATGTGGAGAACTCGGACATTTTCAGAAGAATAGCAGGATGAAACTGCCGCAGAAGTGGTTGAAATTGTTCGGAGGGTATGAAAACGAAAATGAAGGAGTGAACTATCAGAAACCGGATTTCAAGGTATCAAATGATTGTTGCTACTGGCTCAAAGAAAAACCATGTGACGACTGGGCGAGGGAACATCAGAGCTATCCGTATCTTGGAATGATGGCATCGGAAGGCGGGCAGAGAGAAGAAGCGCTTACCGATCACGGATGCAACTACTATGGAAAAACTACAATGCGATCGGCTCCGTTTGCTCCGTATATGCGAAATGACATATTAAAGCTGGCATCGGAAATGGATGATTGGTATCACAAAAACATGGATGTGTTTGTGAAGTTGTACTATGAGCAACCTTACAGCAAAGACAAGAATGGAAATGTAATACCATATGAGCCGGTGGATAGCATTATACCGGATATTTACGGCAATGTAGTACAGGATCAGTGCGGAAATCTTCGGACTACAGGAGCACAGCGAACCGGATGTAGTATGTGTGGCTTTGGCATTCACATGGAGAAAAGACCACATAGATTTGATAAATTGCGAGAACGTAACCAGAAAGAATGGGAGTATTACATGTACCAGTGTTGTACAGATCCTAAGACTGGAGAGAAATATGGCTGGGGAAGAGTTCTCGATTACATAGGCGTTCCGTGGGAAGATTACCCAGCAATTCAGATGGAGTTGCCGTTAGATCAGATGATGTAGCGTCGAAATTTGTCGAACTTTGAAAATTGAATAGTGATGGTTGGAATGGTATAATATCCTTACCAATACGAAGGAGGATATGTACTATGGGAAATGTAGATCAGTTATTCAAAGAATATGGTGTTACAAAAGATGAGCAACGCAAAATTATGGATGTAATGGATAAATACAGAATCCGGATTTCAAATGGTGAAAAAGTTAGTTATTCGGAATATGAATCGGACATTATATCTATATTTGGTGGAAACCGTCAGGCAATGTTGCGTCAACCGGCTATTGAATATCATTTTTGCGAATTTGTCGCAAGAGATTTCATGGAAGACGGAAGATGGGAAGAAGTATTTCATGCTTTGTATGACAAATTTCCAAAGTTTGGAGGAAAAATAGAATAGTCAATAATGACACCGGTACCAACCATCATTATTCGATGGTTGGTATTTTTTTGCGCAAAAATAGGTAGTGGAAGGAGTGGAAGTTGTGAAAAACTGTCCATGTAAGGAATGCGTAGACAGGAAAGTTGGTTGTCACAGTGTATGTGGGAAGTATAAAGCATTCACAGAGACACAACGAAAAAAGAATGAATGTATAAGAAAACAGAAAGAAGCATTGAGTGAGTATCTTGATATGAAACAGGAATGTGTAAAGAGAGCAAAAAGGAGGATGCGTAATGGCAAATAAAGGAACATGTAAGTACTGTATGAATATTGTACTCTTTGGCGAAGAGATACCAAATGAGCAGGCAGAGGAGCATGCAATCATGATGTGCGACTGCCCTGGAGCACGGATTCACCAGAGAGCACGGAAACGGCAGGAGAAGGCAAAGGACAACATTGAGCTGGCTATTCATGAGACGGACGAGAAAGTATGCGAGTATCTGAAACAGTGCGTGGAGCTTGTTGATCGGAGAAACATAGTGAAGATAACAGCGGACAATGGAAGAGGTGTTAAGATCACGATCAGCAAGACAAATAAGGACACAATCAAGGTAACGAAAAAAGTGAGCAAGGACGTGGTTTATGATGAGTAGATTGATAGATGATATGAGCTTAAAAGATCGAGTAAGTGAGTACACTTTGAGCTCGGATGAATACGAACGGTTCTGCAGAATTATTGACGCAGAACCTACGGCATGCAACGTAGATAATGTTTTGAAACAACTGGAAGAGGAAAAAGAGCTTTCATATGCGGATTTTGACAAGTATGTGGATGAAATATGTCCTTGCTTGGATACAGAATATGATGACTTGTACCACAGAGGACTGGATAGAGCAATCGAGATAGTAAAGCAAGGAGGGAAATCATGAGTAGAGCTATCATGCAGAACAAAGACGGATGCTGTTACATGTGCGATCTGCTCGGGACAAGGCAGCAGGGCTATACGATTGAAGAGCATCATTGCTTTGGAGGACCAAACCGAAAACTGTCCGAAAAATATGGACTGAAGGTTTATCTTTGCCCGGAGCATCACCGAACGGGACCGGATGCGGTACACCAGAACAGCGACTATATGCAGATATTGCACGAAGCGGCACAGAAGGCTTTCGAAGAGCACTATCCAGATAAGAGCTTCCGGGAGATCTTCGGGAAGAATTACCTGTAAAGTCTAGTAAATACTAGATAAAGATGCACATTGAAAAGTGAATACTGGTCAGAAATTTTTCATCTTTTTTAATAAAAAGTATTGACATACGGTACACCGTATGATATTATAATACTTGTAAGGAGGTGAATAAGAAATGGCTAAGAAAAAACAAAAGAAAAAGCCCAAACTTGAAAAAGTCGCAATCGTAACAGGCATCCTGCAAGGCATAGCAACCATCGTATGCTTGATCTACGAAACCTTCTTCAAGTAAGGGCACAGGCGGTGGGAATATCCCACCCACCGCCTAATTTTATTCTAAGCCATTTTTGAAGATATGTCTATAAGAAAAGTATTAACAATTATTAGCACCTGTTCGGCGGCGGTTCTTGTGTACTATGCAATCAGAAAAGGATTGGATGCGGCTATTGCAATAGCACTTGTATTGAGTGTGGCATCAATTGGATTAAATATATATTGTGAGGTGCACGATGGAAGAAAAGAAGATTAGACCGCAGGACAAGTGGAATGCAAAAGCTGGCTTGATAAGCAAATCATATAAGCTGAAGCGAGATCTGGTAGAGGCATTTGCAGATGCATGTGAGAAGGCTGGAGTAAGTCAAGCTGGACAGCTTAGCATGATGATGAAAGAATTCATCGAGAAAAACAAGTAAATACAAGAAAAGGAAAGGTACTGACCAGTATTCATTGGTTGGTACCTTTTTTATTTTGGCACTAAGAAAATATATCATAAATCTAAAGAAGGAAGGGGGTGAGAATCCGGGAAACCGGGTACTATGGCAGAACTGTTGATTGAGATTGATGAGAGATACAAGGATGCACACGGCAATCCAAGAGTGCTTGCAGTATGTCCGTGTTGTCACGAAAGAAAGTGGTATCTGGGAAATAAAGGAGAGATTCTTGATCAGATGCAATGGAGCAGCGTGCACTATTGCGATAACTGCGGTACAAAGCTGGATTGGAAAGCTGAGCGAAAGACTGAGACACAGAAGATCCGGGAGCAGACACTGCTGGAGTTCCTGAATGAATATTACAAGGACAGTGGAGGCAGCAGGAGCGAAAGCTATATTATAGCGTATCAAACAGCACGGCGCCTGTTGGATGCGTGGAACGAAGAAGAACAGCAGCATATAAATGCAAGAGTATATGATCGGAGGATATAGAGATGGCAAAAGTATATATTGGAGTAGGACATGGTGGGAGTGATCCAGGAGCAGTGAAGTATCTTGTAGAAAAGGATATTGATTTGCAGATGGCAAAGGGATGCCGCGATTATCTGAAAGAGCATGGCGTAGATGTATTGATTAGCAGAACTGGAGATATTGATAGCTCAATCAACGAAAAGACAACAATGTGCAATCATTGGGGCGCAGATCTGGCACTTGATATACATAACAATGCAGGCGGCGGAGAAGGCTTCGAAGTATGGCACAGTGTGAACGGTGGCAAAGGAAAGGGGCTTGCACAGAACATAGAGAAAGAAGTTGTGAAGATCGGGCAGAAAAGCCGAGGCTTAAAGACAAAAAAGAACGCCTACGGAAGTGATTATTTTGGATTTATTCGACAGACGAAATGCCCGGCGATTATCTGCGAGGGTGTATTTGTAGATAATAAAGCTGATGCAGCAAAAGCGGATACAGAAGAGAAGTGCCGCGCGTTTGGTGTAGCATATGCAAAAGGAATCCTTGCGACGCTTGGACTTGGAATGAATACAGAACAGAATGCAGCTGGAGAAACAAAGGAATCGGAGCAGGCAGCAGTCCAACCAGAGCAGACACAGACAGATACATATAGAGTTAAGGTCACAGCATCGGCACTGAATATTCGTAAGGATGCAGGTACAGCAAATGCAATAATCGGAGTGATCCGGGACAAGGGCGTATATACGATTGTGGCGGAAAAGACAGTATCCGGGCAGAAATGGGGAAAGCTGAAAAGTGGTGCAGGCTGGATATGTCTGGAGTACACACAGAAAGTATAAAGGAGCGTGAGAAAGGTGAGACAAAGAAACTCGGTCGCCAGCTATAACATTGGGAAGCATAGATTCTTGGAATTGTACCACTACTGTATGCAGTATCCGGACTGGATAAAAGAGATTCGAGAACTGCGAGGACTTCGGTCGCATGAAACCGGAGCAACAGGAAGTGGATTGTCGAACCCAACGGCAAGCGCAGCGATCAAGGCAGCAGAACTAAGCAAGAGATGTAAGGTGATTGAAGATACGACAGTGGAAGCAAACAAGGAACTTGCACAGTATATCCTTGCGGGAGTAACAGATGCTGAGTGCACATATCCGGTGCTTGAAGCACGTGGGATGCCAGCATCGCGTGCATTATACTATCGCAGTCGGCGGAAGTTCTACTATCTGTTATCTAAGAAAGTGAAGTGAGAAGATATGAAAACGGAGTATGAGATCATTGAGGAATATATTGATTACTTTAACGAAAAGGAATTTGTAGAGAGCCTGACGTTGCAAGATCAGATGCTTTATAGACTTGCATTAAGAGAGACGTATTCATACTTGTTTTTTAAGCTATACATAAGAGTGAGAGAATTCTTCGGAAGTTTTAAGAAAAAATGAAAGTGGAGTACTCAGGGGACATTTTAAGTGATATTATGATAGCATAAGATATTTGAGAGACACGAAGGCAGCAGTTGTATGGAAACATATAGCTGCTGTTTTGCGTAGAAAGGAGAGACGATGAAACAGACGATATGTACAGCAGTAGGAATGATTGGATCTGCGATTGCTTCGGTATTTGGTGGATGGGATGCGGGAACCGTAACTTTGCTCATATTCATGGCGATTGATTATGTATCCGGTTTGGTTGTAGCGGGAGTGTTCCACAAAAGCAACAAGACAGATACCGGAAGCCTGGAGAGCAAAGCAGGATGGAAAGGCTTATGCAGAAAGTGCATGACACTTGTGTTCGTGATCGTGGCATACAGATTAGATCTTGTGATTGGAACGAATTATATCCGCGACGCGGTTGTGATTGCATTTATCGCAAATGAAACGATATCACTGGTAGAAAACGCAGGACTTATGGGCGTAAAGCTCCCGGCAGTAATCACAAAGGCAATCGATGTCCTTCAGAAGAAATCAGAGGAAGAATGATGTATAACGATACCAGATGGAAAAGGAAACGCGCATCCGTATTGAGACGGGATGCATATCAGTGTCAGGAGTGCAGACGCTACGGAAAGCGAAGACAAGGAGAGCATGTGCATCATGTATTCCCGGTTGAATACTATCCGGATGAGAGATACAACGACTGCAACCTGATAACCTTGTGCCAGTCCTGCCACAACAAGATGCATGATCGGGATTCACATGAGCTTACAGCGACAGGAAAACAATTACAAATGCGTATGAAGAAGAGATATGGCAGCAGACTCCCCCCTCTCTAGCGTTTTTGGAGCGCCGGAGGATAGAACGGTGGGTGGAGCCTTTTCCAAATACGCAGGATTTTTTGAGAAAGGGGGAAACCGGGTGAAAAAGACAGCATGGAAAAATCGAATAATATCAGCAACCAAGGCGGTTTGCACGTATCGAGATGCTTTCCTTCCGATGATCGATACGCTCGCAAATATACTTGCAGAGCGTGACAAAATCTATCAGGAATACGTCGAAACCGGTGCCAAACCTGTAGTGGAGCATACGAACAAAAACGGAAGTACCAACATGACCAAAAATCCGCTGCTGGTGAGCTGGGGCGACATGAATACATCCGCGCTTGCGTATTGGCGTGATCTTGGGCTCACACCGGCAGGGCTGAAAAAGATTGATGAATCTGCAATCAAAACCAAGAAGACATCGGTATTAGGAGATATTCTGCGGGACATTGGCAGCTAAGAAGTATAGGCAGGTAGCGATCGACTATGCCAAGGATGTAGTTGCGGGAAAGATCATTGCCGGGAATAATGTACGAGAGTGCAAGCGATTCCTGGACGATCTGGAACGTGATGATCTGGAGCTGCACACGAAAGAGCCGGATTTCGTGATCAATATCATTGAGAGGGTAATGGTTCACGTGAAGGGAGAGGACCTGCAAGGGCACTCTCTGCGGAATACTCCGTTGATATTGCAGCCGTGGCAGATATTCATCGTATATAACTTAATAGGATTTTACTATAAAGGTACTCAGATCAGACGATACAAAGAGGCCTTTATTTTTATTCCGAGAAAGCAGGGCAAGACGCTGTTTGTGGCGGCGCTTGCGTTTGCACTTGGCCTTCTGGAAAGAAGATCAGGAGCGACAATCTATATTGTGGCCGCCGCCTTGAAGCAGGCGAAGCAGAGCTTTGACGACATCCTGCATACATTGCGGTACCGGGGCATGATAGGCGAGTTCAAAGTACTGGATAACAATGCACAGCACTCTATCGAGTACACGTTTTACAACGAGGACGAAGAGCCGGAAGGTTCCCTGTACATCGAAGCACTCGCCAGCAATCCGGACACGCAGGATTCATTCAACTGTAACATAGCCATCGCGGATGAGGTGCATGCGTTCAAGCGTGCATCCCAGTACAATCGGTTCAAAGAAGCGATGGCGGCATACACGAACAAGCTGATGATCGGCATCACCACAGCAGGCGATAATATGAATTCCTTCTGCTATCGCCGGTTGGAATATGCCAACAAAGTGCTGGATGGCATCGTGAAGGATGATACATTGTTCTGTTTTGTATCCCGTGCGGATCAGGACGAGAAAGGAAATGTAGATTTTACGAATCCGATCCAGCACGAAAAGGCAAATCCGGGATATGGTGTGACAATTCGGCCGGAAGCTATCCTGAACGATTCCATACAGGCGCAGAACGATCCGCAACAGCGGAAGGATTTTCTAAGCAGACAGTTGAATGTATATACCACGGCGATGAAGGCATATTTCGACATCAAAGAGTTTCAGAATTCGGATAAGCAGTACAACTGGAGCATAGAGGAGCTGGCAAAGCTCAAAATTGACTGGTACGGCGGCGCCGACCTGTCGAAGCTGCACGATCTTACTGCGGCGGCGCTGTTCGGACACTATAAAGGTGTTGATATCATTATCACGCATGCATTCTTCCCGGTTGTTGAAGCAGCAAGGAAAGCAGATGAAGACAACATACCGCTGTTTGGATGGCGGGACGATGGATGGCTGACCATGTGCAATACACCAACGGTCAATGTCGGTGACATTGTAAATTGGTTTAAGGAGATGCGGAGCAAGGGCTTAAAGATCAAGCAGGTTGGCCACGATAAGAAATTTGCACGTAAGTATTTTATCCAGATGAAGAAAGCAGGGTTCAAAATCATAGATCAGCCACAGTATTTCTATGTGAAGTCAGAAGGCTTCCGGCATATTGAGAAGTCGGCGAAGGATGGCAAATTGTATTACTGCCATTCGGATGCATACGAATACTGTGTGCAGAATGTACACGCCATTGAAAAGACAGACGATATGATCCAGTATGAAAAGATAGAACCGACGGCACGTATTGACTTGTTCGATTCGAGCGTGTTTGCGTGCGTCAGATATTTGAATTCACTTGAAAAGAGTGAGAAATCAAAGAGCTGGTGGGGAGGTGAGAACGAAGATGAGTAAGAAAGAAAACGCCATCCAGCGGGCGCTAAAAAAGGCAAGAAGAAAGCGGTCAACGGTGATGATCGGAAGCAACGAAGCATATGATCTGTTATGCGGTACCGGGTATACATCATTAGACCAGAATCCGGAGATTGTAGCCGCCTGCCGGAAGATTGCGGAAGTTATCGGAGCCATGACGATTCATATCATGCAGAACACCGAACGCGGCGACGAGCGTGTGATCAATGAGCTGTCGAGAAAAATTGACATCAATCCATGCAGCACCATGACACGGCAGACGTTCATAGAAGCGGTGGTGATGAACCTGCTCCTGTATGGCAAAGGCAATTCGGTTGTTAAGGTCTATACAGAGGACGGCTATCTAGCAGATATGGAGCCGGTGGCAGCAGGCAGAGTCATTTATCAGGGCGACTATAGAAATTACCGGATACTGATTGACGGCATCCCATACCAGCCGGATGATGTGCTGCATTTCGTCTATAATCCGGACAAGACATACATGTACCGGGGGCAGGGCGTGACAGCACAGCTTAAGGATGTTGCGGATAACCTGCGGCAGGCACAGGTCACTACAAACGCTTTTATGAAGAGCAAATGGAAGCCATCACTGATCATCAAGGTAGATGGCATGGTAGAAGAGTTTTCAAGCCCGAAGGGCAGAAAGAAGCTGATAGACGAGTATATGACATCCGGAGAAGCCGGAGCACCGTGGCTGATACCTGCGGAACAGTTTGAGATAAACCAGGTCAAGCCGCTTTCATTATCCGATCTTGCAATTGCGGATAATGTGAAGCTGGATAAGCAGACAGTCGCGGCAATCCTTGGTGTTCCGTCGTTTGTACTGGGCGTAGGCGAGTACAAGCAGGAAGAATGGAATTACTTTGTCAAGACCAAGGTACGAGAAATCGTGACAGGCTTACAGCAGGAGATGACGCGGAAACTGATCTACAGTCCGAATATGTACATCAAGTTCAATGTACTGTCCGTGATGGACTGGGACCTGACGACGATTGCAAGCGTGTTCGGTTCCTTATCCGACAGGGGTTTTGTAACCGGAAATGAAGTAAGAGACAAGATCGGCATGTCACCAAAGGAAGGCTTGGATGAACTTAGGGTGCTTGAAAACTATATCCCGTGGGATATGGCAGCGGCACAGAAGAAACTGGTACAGAAGGGAGATAACAATGGATAGACATATTCGACAGACACGATCTGTCGCATCGGAATTTAATACGCGGGAAGACGGCGAGGCACTTTCGATAGAAGGTTACTTCGCCGTTTTTAATAGCACCTATAACATTATGCCGGGGATGAGTGAGAGTGTAGCGCCTGGGGCGTTTACAGATACGATATCCGGCGATGTACGTGCACTGATCAACCATGATACAGGGCTTGTGCTCGGAAGAACCAAAGCAGGCACATTAACACTGCGGCAGGATGAACGCGGACTCTGGGGGCATATCGACATCAATCCGGATGATTCGGACGCGATGAACCTGTATGCCAGAGTGAAACGTCACGATGTAGATCAGTGCAGCTTCGGCTTTGACATTCTGGACGAAGAGCCGGAAGCCCGCGAGGACGGATCCGTACACTGGACAATTAAGAAGGTGGAACTGTATGAGGTGTCGGTATGCACCTTCCCGGCATACGAAGAGACAAGTGTCAATGCGCGAAAGAAGGATGCAGATACCATCCGGGCGCGACAGACCGAGGTGTGGAAGCTTGACATGAAGAAAAAATTAAAAGGAGGAAGCGAATCATGTTAAAAGCAATTATGCTCAGAAAGAAGCTGAGCGAAGTCACAAAGAAGCTCACAGAGGCACGTGAGAAGGCAAAGGAGCTTGCAACACGTGAGAAGGAGCTTGAGGCAGCCATCGACGAAGCACAGACTGAGGAAGAGAAGGAGGCGGTCAATCAGGAAGTCGAACAGTACGAGAAGGACAAGGCGGAAAATGAGGAATCCGTCCGGAATCTGGAACAGGAAGTATCTGATACAGAGAAAGAGCTTGCTGATCTAGAGGAGAAACAGAGACAGGCTGCACCGGCAGCAGATACAACAAAGAGAGGAGAAGATACAGTGAAGACAATGACCACAAGAAAGAAGTTTTTTGGAATGAACAATCAGGAGCGTGATGCGTTCCTTGCGCGGGAGGACGTACATACCTTCCTGGAGCGTGTGCGTACACTTGGCACAGAAAACCGCTCAATTACCAATGCGGAGCTTACTATCCCGGATGTAATGCTGGAACTGCTCCGTGAGAATATCGAGGGATATTCCAAGCTCTATAAGTACGTCAACGTAAAGAGCGTACCGGGAAAGGCACGTCAGAACATCCAGGGCACCATCCCGGAGGGTGTATGGACAGAGATGTACGCCGCGCTGAACGAGCTTTCGCTTTCGTTCAACAATACAGAAGTAGACGGCTACAAGGTCGGCGGATATCTTGTAATCAACAATGCGGTACTGAAGGATTCCGATGTCAATCTTGCTGAGACGATCGTTACAGCACTTGGACAGGCAATTGGATTGGCACTCGATAAGGCAATCCTGTACGGAAAAGGTACAAAGATGCCGCTTGGTATCGTGACACGCCTTGCACAGGCAACAAAGCCGGAGAGCTACCCGGAAACTGCACGTACATGGGTTGATCTGTCATCAACAAATATCAAGTCGATTGCGGCTGCCAAGACCGGTGTAGAGCTCTTCAAGGAGATCATCAAAGCGTCCGGTGCGGCAAAGGGTAAGTATTCGACCGGTACACGATTCTGGGCAATGAACGAGACGACGAAGACAACGCTTGTATCAGAGGCGCTTTCCTTCAATGCGGCCGGTGCTATTGCGACAGGCATGAACGACACCATGCCAATCATCGGCGGCACCATCGAGACACTTGATTTCATCCCGGACAATGTGATTGTCGGCGGTTATGGGGACCTCTATCTGCTTGCAGAGCGTGAGGGTACAAGCATCGCACAGTCCGAGCATGTGAAGTTCCTGGAAGATCAGACTGTTTTCAAAGGGACTGCAAGATACGATGGTATCCCGTCAATCGCAGAGGGATTTGTAGCAATCGGCATCTCCGGCACAAAGCCGACAGCCGACATGACCTTTGCGGACGATACAGTAAATGCCAAGGTGGCAGCAGGAACAAAGGAATAAGAGGTAGCGTATGACAGATGCAGATAGATTGACGATGTTGAAGATTGACCTCGGCATATCGGCTGAGGTGTACGATCAGCGGCTGACACGGTATCTGCAGGCAGCACAGACGGAGATAGAGCGGGAGGGTATCACCTTCCCGCCGGAGCCGCCTGTAGATGATGAGGAGCTGATCATAAGCTATGCCGCGTGGAAATGGCGGCAGCGGACAACCGGCGAGGGTATGCCGCGGATGCTCCGGTATGCGCTGAATAACCGCCTGTTGTCGCAGAAAGCGAGGACAGAAGATGGATGACGAAATCATATTGCTTGAAACGAAGACGGACCAGGATGATGTCGGGAATACGATTATCACAGAGACGATCAAACATCCGGTGATATGCAGGGTGCAGTCCGTTGATCGCCAGGAATTCTTCAAAGCCGGGCAGGTCGGTATGAATCCGAAGTATCGCTTTGACACAGATAAGGTAAATTACAACGGCGAAGAGCTTGTGAAGTACAAAGACAAGGTATATGGGATCTATCGCACCTATGAGCGTACAGATTCCGATACGATCGAGCTTTATGCTGAAGAGAAAGCAGGGGTGACGTATGTCGAACAAGACGATTAAAATTGGACAGCTTGATATGGAATTACAATCGATTTTTTCGGCGTTTGAGCATCATGTGCACACTGCGGTTGATACGGCAGCGGAGAAAACAGCAAAGGAAGCTGTAAAGGAGCTGAAAAAGACATCACCCAACAACAAGCGTACAAAAGGGAAAAAGTATAAGAATGGCTGGAAGCATAAGAAAACATCGGGGGGAATGACGGTATATAACGAGCAGTACCAGCTGACACATCTTCTGGAGCATGGACATGACGTAGTAATCAATGGAGTTGTGAAGAAAAAACGTGCAGAAGCGCAAGAACATATTGCACCGGTGGAAGCCTGGGCGCAGGATGAGTTTCCGGAAGAATTCAAAAGGCAGGTGGAAAAATGATGACGATTGCAGATGTAAAGAAAGTCTTGTCGGTACCGGGGGTGACTGTACACTATGACCATGCACCGGAAGGCACGAAAGTACCTTTTATCACGTACACATGCCATGCGGACAGCAATTTCTTCGCAGATGACAAGGTGTATCAGAAGATTAGTTCCATGCGTGCGGTGCTGTACAGTACGAAGAAGAATGAGAAGCTGGAAGCGATGATCGAAGATGCTTTGAATGAAGCAGAAATTCCGTGGAGCATGACAGACGAGTTCGAGAACGAGCAGAAAGTATTTATGACCATATACGAAGCTAAGACCATATAGGAAGCGAGGTAATATAAAGATGGGTAAAGAAAAAAATAAGATTAAGTTTGGATTGAAAAATACACATTATGCGATTATCACAGAGACGGAGCAGGAGGATGGAACGATCAAGAGTACATACAGTACGCCAAAGAAATGGCCGGGAGCAGTAAGTTTGTCGCTTGATCCGTCCGGAGAATCCAACACGTTTTATGCGGATGATACCGCGTATGCCGTATTGTCAAGCAATTCCGGTTATGAGGGAGATTTTGAATCTGCGCTTGTGCCGGAGGAAGTAGAAACTGAAGTAATGGGACAGGAAGAGGTCGATGGTGTGCTCGTTGAATCCTCGACGGACGAACAGAAGTATATTGCGCTTTTGTTTGAGTTTTCAGGAGATAAAAAGGCACGCAGACATGTATTATATCGTTGCTCACTGACACGACACTCTGTTGCGTCTCAGACCAAAGAAGACAGTACCGAGCCTGTGACAGAATCTGTGACAATTACGGCTGCACCACGTCCGGATGTCAACGTGATCAATGGCAAGGAAAAAAATCTGGTTAAGGCAACAACCGGATCAAGTACAACAGATGACGTGTATAAGAAATGGTACACAAAAGTCTGGGAGCCAACATCGGCAGAACAAACAGAGGCAGCAGGTTAATATCAATCATTATGAAATGGGATGGTAGAAGATACCGTCCCATTTTTCTTGCAAATATATAAAGTTGCACCGGTGCAACAGAAACGGAGGATACTATGAGATCAGTGATCAGAATTGGACAGAGAGAAGTAGCAGTTGAGAGCAACGCAGCGACTGCGATTCGATACAAGCAGATCTTTAAGCGCGAGCTGTTAAAGGATCTTGCGAAGCTGGAAAACGTAGAAGACGTAGACAAGCTTGATGCTATTGAATATACATCGAAGCTTGCGTATGTGATGAACATGCAAAACCGAAAGGAGATTAAGGAAGCTTCAGAAGAAGGGTACATTGCATGGATGGAAGAATTTGAAGAAGCAGACTTCCAAAATCCCGCGGCAATTACATCCATCTTGAATGTATGGAATCGCAATATTACGACCACAAGTGAACTAAAAAAAGACCAAAGCCCACAGTAAGGGAGATGAATACAAACATCTTCATGCTGCGGGCTTTTTCACTACATATATCGATGCAGGACCTTGAGGAGTTAACACATGGAGATGTGCTCGACATGATGATCGAGAGCAGCAATGACACGTATAACTACCCACTCAAGGCGACGCAGGATGATTTTGATAAATTTGCAGCTATGTAAGGGGGTGGATACGTGGGACAGATCAAGGGAATTACAATTGAAATCGATGGAAAAACAACAGGGCTTACGAAAGCACTGAAAGCTGCCAATTCAGAGATCAAAACAACGAAAAGCCAGTTGAATTCGGTGGAAAAAGCACTCAAGCTTGATCCGAAAAATGTAGATCTTCTCAAAGCAAAACAGAATGCTTTGAACGGAGTAATCAAAGAAACAAAAGAAAAACTCGATATGGAGAAGCAGGCTGCCGAATCCGCAAAAAAGGAACTTGAACTTGGAAACATCACACAGGGTGAATACGATGCGTTGCAGGCAGAAATTGTTACTACGACGAATGAGCTGTCGAATCTGGAAAAGCAGGCAAGACAGGCGTCGTCCGTGCTGGGAAGTCAGATGCAGGCAGCAGGAGCGCATATCAAGGAAATTGGCAACAACATATCTGAGCTTGGAGAAAAGGTTACAGGTGTAGGAGATAAGGTATCGGCACTTGGCGGAAAGATGACGGCAACAATTACGATGCCGGTTGTGGCAGGAGGAACCGCGGCGGTCAAAGAAGCGACGGATTACTCTTCCGCATTGGCGAAGCTGTCTACGATTGCAGATACAACACAGACACCGATAGATGATCTTGACTCTTCGATTATGGCTTTATCCGATAGTACCGGTATGGGTGCCGCGGAGATTGCGGAAGCGTCGTATCAGGCGATCTCCGCAGGACAGTCGACCAAGGATGCTGTTGGATTTGTAGAGCAGGCAAACGTGCTTGCAAGAGCCGGATTTACAAGCATGACAACGGCGACGGATACGCTTACAACAGCCTTAAATGCATATGGGTTATCTGCAGATCAGGTATCATCCGTATCGGATAAGCTGATCACAACGCAGAATCTTGGTAAAACGACCGTAGACGAATTAGGTGCATCAATGGGTAAGGTTATACCGACAGCGGCGATGTATGGCGTGAATCTGGATCAGCTGAGCGCAGCGTATATTACAACGACAAAAAATGGTATTGGAACAGCTGAATCAACAACATACATCAATGGTATGTTGAATGAACTTGGTAAGTCGGGAAGTACAACATCGGATATCTTAAAAGAAAAAACAGGCAAATCGTTTAGCGAATTGATGAATTCAGGGTACAATCTGTCAGATGTACTGCAGATTGTACAAGATGAAGCGGACAGTAGTGGAAAGAGTCTTGCGGACATGTTTGGCTCACAGGAAGCAGCCAAGGCAGCGGCAACCATCACCCAGCATACGAACGACTTTACAGGAGCAATTAAAGAACTTGAAAGTTCTACAGGAACAGCGCAAAAAGCATTTGATACACTGGAAGCTTCTGATCCGTCCATCCAGTTTGAGAAGACGAAGACGGCAATCCAAAACTGCGCAATATCAATCGGTCAGATCCTGATGCCAATCGTTCAGCAGATAGCCGGGAAAATACAGGAGTTAGTACAAAAGTTCCGTGACTTAGATCCGGAGACACAACAGCAGATTGTGATGATTGCAGCAATTGCGGCGGCGATAGGACCGCTGATTGTGATAATTGGTACACTCATATCCTCTGTGGGTAAGATTATCACATTCGGCGGTCAGATAGTGTCTTTAGTCGGTTCTATCACAACATGGATGGGTACCGCATCTACGTTTATTACAGGAACCATGATTCCGGCCATTACCGGGGTTGTCACTGCAATCGGTCCGTTCCTTCTGATTGCCGCTGCGGTAATTGCCGTGATCACTGCAATTATCGTAGTAATCAAAAACTGGGATGCAATCGTAGAGGTGGCACAGTTAGTATGGGAATCTTTCTGTGAGAAGGTGTCACAGCTTGTCACGGCGTTTAAGGAATTCTTCACATCTGCTTTTCAGGCGATTGGAAGCTTCTTTACAGGCATATGGAATGGGATCGTGTCCGTCGCGACAAATGCATGGTCAAGCATACGGACTGTATTCAGCACGGTTGGAAGTTTCTTCACAGGCATATTCCAACAGGCGTGGAATGGCATAACAAATATCTTCAATCGATTAGGCGGTTTCTTTTCAGGTGTGTGGAACTCTGTTACAGGTATCTTCAAAAGTGCAGGTATGGCAATCGGTAATGCGATTTCCGGGGCGGTAAAAACAGCCGTTAATTTTGTCTTATCCAAGGCAATCGGAATCATAAACGGCTTCATCGGTGCAATCAATGCCGTAATCGGTGTGATCAACAAAATACCGGGTGTCAGCCTGTCAAAGATTAGTAAGCTTGGAGTACCGCAATTGGAACGAGGCGGTGTGCTTGCAAAGGGACAGGTCGGCTTGCTCGAAGGTAATGGCGCCGAGGCGGTTGTACCGCTTGATCAAAACGAGAAATGGATTGCGGCCGTGGCACGTGAGATGAAAGCCGCACTTGCAGGTAATCAGACAGCGATGGCAGCAGGAGATATTGTGATCCCGGTATATATCGGTCAGTCAAAATTAAATGACATCATTGTACGTGCGAACCAGATCAATAATTACAGATCAGGAGGAAGATAATGCTGAACAAATATGTAAAAATCAATGGCGAACGTGTACCAAATCCAATCGATTATTCAGAGAGCTTCAGCAAAGTATCAAATACATTTCAGTCAGAAGCAGGGGATGATCTTGCAATTGACGTGCGAGCCGGAAAATACTCCGGCTCGTTGAAGTTCCAGGTATCTTCAAGATGGAAGAACAAGATGCTTGGATATGCAAAGATGCAGTCGGTAAAACTGCAGATTGATGAAGCGGAGTATACGGTGCGGATTGAGAGTATTGATTGCGATCTGGAGAAGAATTCGGAATATAGCCAGAACACACAAGGGTATTGGACGGTATCTTTCGGCGCGGAAGAGTTATAAAGCAAGGAGGCGGTAGCATGTATCAGGTATCAGAAGAATATCTGAAACAAACAAAAAGAAAAGTACAGACGTTCCGCCTGGCCGGAACAGTAAATAAGATCGCATTTACCAATCATGACATATTAAGCGGTTCCTTCACGATAACGAATCAGTGCAGCGAGCAGAACGATGTCAAGATCGGCAGTGTGTACATAGGAGAGTTGAAGTGCACATTCAAGCCGGATCTGCAGGTGCCAGATTGGACGAATGCACAGATCATAGTATCAGAAGGACTCTTGATTGGCGGTACCGCATGGGAAGATGTACCGCTTGGCGTCTATACAGTATCAGAAGCAAATGACACGGAGTATGGCGTTGATATCACAGCATATGACAACATGGCTCGCTTCAATCGATCCTGTACGGTAGATATTACAATTGGCACACCATATGAGTTGTTAACGCTTGCTTGCACAACCTGTGAGGTAGAGTTGGGACTGACACAGGCAGATGTAGATGCACTTCCGAACGGAACGGAGAGTCTTTCGCTTTATACAGAGAATGATATCGAGACATGGCAGGATTTTGTATTCTGGGTAGCACAGGCAACAGGTACCATTGCGACGATGAATCGTGAAGGAAAGCTTGTACTTCGCAGCTACACACAGAATGTTGTTGATACACTTACGAACCATAACCGGTTTACCGGCTCGAAATTCAGTAAGTTTGAGACCCGTTACTCTGGATTATCCTGCGTAAACATCGCGGATGATACAACAAGCTATTATGGAGCTGATCCGGATAATTATCTGACATACAATCTTGGCTCCAACCCATTCCTGCAATATGGTGTAGACAGCTACAAGGAACAGATACGGCGCGCGGTATTGACAGCACTTTTGCAGATTGACTATGTGCCGTTTGAGACAAGCTGCCTGTGCGGTGCCATGTATGACCTTGGAGATATCATCCGGTGTACGGATGGTATTGCACCGGGGAAGCTTGGCTGTGTGATGATGTATGATTATACGTTTAATGGCGGGTATAAGATAACCGGCTTTGGTTCAGATCCGGCGCTTGCGACAGCGAAGAGCAAGACGGATAAGAATCTGGAAGGGCTGCGGAATAACGTATCAACAAATGAGATATTATTTTTTAATTATGAGAATGCGAGTGCAATCCAGATCGGTGATGGTGAATCTAAAGCAATTATCGATATCCGCTTTACATCATCCGTATCAATCGGAGTACTCTTTCAGGCGGAAATCCTGCTTGAAGCAACAGCGACGGAAGCGGATGTGATCGGAACCATCGAATACACGCTGAATGAAGTAACAATCATAGGATATAATCCGACAGAGACATGGAGCAACGGAAAGCATATACTGAGTTTGATGTATATGCTTATGATTGAAGAAAACTCCATCAATCGATGGATGGTAAAGTTAAACATTGCCGGTGGCAGTATAGCGATAGCACAGGGGGCGGTACGTGCGGTTATCTACGGTCAGGGCTTAGTTGGTACAGTCGAGTGGGATGGATTTATCACACTGGAAGAGAAGCTTACACAAATTGCTGTATTGGATTCTCTCACTGTGTCAAAGACTATGATATGTACGGTTGTTGCAGATATGATAGATGTAGATAAAAATATCGTAGAAGAACAGCTCCAGACCGTTCAATTGGAGGATATAACAACAGTTGGGAATTTGCTTGATAAGACAGAAATCGGCTGGGGAATCGTGAGCTGGACTTTTACAACAGACAGCGAGTGCACATATTCGTCAAGGTATGTATCAACTGAATGTGGAGCGTTCAGACTTGCAACAGAATTTGTAAACAAGTCAGTAAATCAGAACATAGACCGAGGAATGATGAATGTTGTCGATTTGGACTCAACAGAATTTGAATCAATCCAGAGTGCTATTGTTAGTGATGTGCTCAATTCTGCAAGTGAGAGTGGAGATGCTGAGAGTGAGACAGAACAGGTTGTGAAGTATCTGCTCTGGTCGGAAGACAAGTATTACACGATTCAGGATGATGTAGTAAACGAAATAACTATTTCAGGAGATATCTTGCAGGCAGCAGATTTCGAGAAACATGGATTAGATACAGCACCGGCATCGGACTATATCTTGCAATTAGAATCACCGAAGATATACAAATGGACTGCAGCTGACACAATCCTAGATACAATGATTACGATCACGGCGGTACCGCATGCACAGATCGTACAGGCAACGTGTGATATGTCGGATGTAAGTATCTATGGAATCACCGGAGCAACAGCAATCCATGAAGGTATAAAAGTTAAGCTATCCTATGATGCAGGCATGACCTGGACGGAAGAAGAAACTTTGACGGATGCATTAGAAGGAAGTATGTTACATGCATATGAGAGTGTAGGACAATCAAAGATACTTACGATTGGATTCATAGTATCGTCTGTGGAAGATAGCTTGACAGAGTTTCAGTATCAGTTAAAAAACGACGAGGAGGAATAAGATGGAATCAATACTCAAAAATATTTATATCAACAAAATTCAGGTACCGAAGTTTCACGGACATGTGCGCTTGGAACTTCGGGGATGCAGAGAAACCGAAGTGATTGAGCATGACAATCACATGACTGACGCTTTGGGAAAAATGTTCAGCAATAATGGATATTATCTAAACGTAGGAAAAGTAATGGACGAATTATGTCCAACAACAGAGGTTGCATTTGGTGGTATAGTATTAACGGACAAAGAAATACCTGATGATGCAACAACATTGCCGGGCGGAATAGAGGCTACGGCTTGTGGTGCATTTAATGTAGCAAATGCTGATGAGGCGTTGACGCAGGGGAGCTATAATCAGAAAGAAAGTGTAGCTGACTGGCCAAGCAAAAAAATGACATATGTATACGACTGGACAACCAACCAGGGAAATGGTGTGATTGCGGCTGCAGCATTAACACATAGAGACATGGGACTATGTGGGTTTGGAGATGCTGGTATAAGTGAGCTTACAAATGTTAACAAATATATAGATGGAGATTACAGTCTGTGCAATGCAAGAGAACCGATAGATGGAATAACCACTTTCTATATAGACTCTCAGTATATCTATGGTGGAAGTTTAAGTGCTAACAAGTTTAAGGTATATAAATATGCATCAGAGATATCAACATTTAGTCCGTTTAATATAGAAAAAAATAAAACGCAAGACATAAATAAAATTAGCTATGAACAAATCGATATGGAGATTGACGGATTGTCAACTTTGAGCCGCACATGTAATGATGGGAGATATATTTATTTCATAAACAAAGGTGTAACGTATAAGAATAAAACATTACAAGTCTTTAAACTAGATATAACGGACATGACAATGCAGCGGATTGATATAACTAATAACACACAGACAAATTGGTATAATGATGGTGGAATAGATGCATATAATGAATATATATACATAAGTGACAGTAACAAAAAACTGTACGAGATCAATACCAAAAATCCGACAGATGTGCATGAATATGAAACAAAAATGAATTATATATATCTGAACAAAATAGCAAATAGCAACGGAAAAATCTATGTGACGAATAATAATCGTATTGCTATATTTGATTGTATAACAAAAAGCATGAAATTGTCAAAGTTAAAGCAATATGATAGTTCCCGTCCGTATATAATAAATAATGGAATAAATAAAATGACTGTAAATGACTCCGGAAGAATATATACCACTTATCTAAAAAACTATCTAGCAACAATCAGCAACCTGGACAAGCCAGTTACAAAGACGGCAGATAAGACTATGAAAGTGACATATACGATTCAACAAGAGTGAGTTGGTGTGCAGCAGGTGTGCAAAAAAAGTGCGCATATATGCATAGATCATGTATTGAGAATTGTTAAAAAACGGCTTATTTTCGTACATTTGCATATATGTGCATTATAATAGGAAGAAAGGGAAACGCTGGCTCTGGGCATCTTTTTTATTTGGCGGAAACCACGTAGAATCAAGGGGTTTCCGCCGTTTTTTAATGGTTGAAAATCACTTAGGTGTGCAAAAGGTGTGCAGAAATTATGAAAACAGAATTAAATATTTGACTTTCCCCAATACCCTTCAATGGATGCCTGGTTCAGTCCTTCTCCAATGACGATTAAGATTGCCTGACCATTTGGAATTGGCTGAATTTCTGTTTTTTGATGCGTAACGTTGAGGGAAATCCACGATCCATCAGAGAGTTTCTGAAATCCCTTGATTCGAAATACTTTTCCACATGCAGGATCATTTAAGATTTTTTCGCAGGACTCTTTCAGAAATTCTTCTGTGAAATCCATATTCATAAAATATAAGCTGTCGTATGTTTTCTTATCATCAAACCATAATTTGGCGTAATCTGCGGAATGATAGCCAGAGGAAAGGATGGCTTTGAAATCTGCATCGGTTAAATCATCCCAGTTTTTTTCTATTGTAATAGAAGGAGTTGGTTTCTTTTCAGTATGGAGAATCTCAAAGGATTGGTCTACATAGTTTTTGGTAGAGATAAGTTTCTCCGGGCTTACTTCCTGAACATGACTGTATAAAAGGGCACCAGCCTGTGCTACCTGTGACGCGAGAAGATAACGGGAAGATTGGGATAATGTCTGTTCCAGATCGGCATCTACGATGGTAATTACATTTCCGATTTCATACCAGCGGTCGAGGGGGGATTCGTGTAATGCATCGAAAAATTCGTCCATATCGAAGATACCGGATGGCTCTACAAGGACACGATCGTAGCCGCACATGCCCATAGCGATCAGCTTCGTCTTGAACCGGCGGCGGTGGCAGTCGGCATCACAGCCACCTGCAACCATTTCCAATGTACAGTGATCACCTAAGATATCCTGCAACAGCATGGCATCAACATTCACGGCTCCAAAATCATTTTCGAGGATGCCGATGTTCATTCCCTGTTGCAGCAAGTAGGTGGCGTATTTTTTTATAAAAGTTGTTTTGCCGGAACCTAAGAATCCGGTAATTAAATCTATTTTTATCATTTTTATAATCTCCTTTTCAAGAAATGTGTAATTTGCAGATTTATATTTTTATGCTGTTGTTCATGGTGTTTCTAAAATCAAGTTCATTATATAGTTGTCCGAAATGAGCGTCAAATATATTTTCTACGGTTACATAAGAAAATATCTCAATAGCAGATTGTTTTGTTGTCAATCTGAACGGACGTGACATAGAAATAGTATAAGAGAATGTTTGCGGAGAAAAGATGGATATTTCAAGTTATGTAACGGTGCTGCCGATTGTGATCATTTGTTATCTGGTTGGAATCGGGTGTAAGGCGAGCAAGAAGATCAGCGATAAGACGATTCCGGTGATTGTTGGCATCGTGGGAGGAATCGTTGCGGTGCCTGCTATGTATGTAATGAAGAGCTTCCCGGCAGAGGATATTATTACGGCAATCTCAGTTGGAATTATGTCTGGATTTGCGTCTACGGGGATCAATCAGGTGTATAAACAGAGCAAAAAAGAGGAGTAAAAACAGGCAAAAAAACCAATTTTGACGGAATACGCACCAATTATGCATGAACGCGAAAAAACAAAAATTTATGTGCTATTATGTAAAAAATGACAGATTATTTATGTAAAAATAAATAGATTTGCGAAGGATAAAACATTTAGGAGAGAGTGTGTAATATGGTTGAAAATAATGTGGAGTCAGTAAGGGAAAAAGGCCGTTATTTGGAGACAATTATCAATCGGAAAAAGAGGACAATCCCGATTGCATCTATAGAATATGTAGAGAGCAGAGGACGGAAAATCGTCTTGCATCTGGGGTGTGGAGAGATGACATTTTATTCGAAGATTTCCGATATTGAGGAGAAACTGGTCAATAATGGATTTGTCCGTGTGCATCAGAGCTTTATGGTTCGCATGGCAGATATATCGAAAATAAGCCGTACATCTATAAAGTGTGGGAAGATAGAGGTTCCAGTGAGCCGTAGGTATTATGGGGAGTTGAGGAAGATGGTTATGGAATAAATATAGCTACACTCAGTGATATGGATGAGTTTGTTCAGAAATCGGGACAGGTGTTGAAGAGGCAAAGGCAGGATTTAAAGTTGCAGTAGAAGGACTGAAGGCAGCTGCCGCTGTTGCTGAGTTTGTAAAATAATGGCAAAGAAAGTTTTTTTTAATGTGTGTGAGTTACAGGAGATTAGTTATGAATTTAAAAATAAACTGCGACTTATGGACACTTTGAATGAGAAACTAAAAAGAGCAAAAAAAATTGCACCGCCAGATAAACAGAGTTTGTATAGCAAATTAATTCAGAATTGTGAAAAATTGACAGAATTTTATCTAAAAATGCAGGAGACATCAGAAAACTTGTCTTTGGATAGTGAAATGATAATTCGGTCTTTTCAGAATCAATTAGAGGAT